GCAGGTAGGGAGGCTTTGACGGCTAGAGGTGAAGCTACACAGATCACGGAAGACAGGAAGATCTTTACGCAGGATGACTACGAGGCTACCATCAAGGCAGCGAGGGCCAGGATCGAGGAAGCTAAGACAATAGAAGCCGAGGTAAAAGATGCCTAAGTCAATCATGGATTCCAGCTATGACCCGATCTATGATCAGATCCGTGGTATCTTGGGAGAGCATTTTGAGAACTACTGCTTCATAGTCATGAACGAGCAGGGCGAACTATTCTATGACTACAACCACCTACCAGCAGGGAGAATGCTAGTAAATGAAATGCAGAAGGAGATTACTAGCGGCGACATAAACTTTGAGTGGGAGTTCGAAAACGACCCAGAGGATCCAGAGGAAGAAGAATGACTATTGAGTTCACAAATCATCCTGTCCTAGAAGCCCCTACCGATGAAGAGATAGTAATCCTGGGTGAGGCGGATCCTAAGCTGTTGGTTCAGCTGCACGAGGCTCATGAAGGTAGGATTCAGTCAGCACAAGAGGATCCACTGCGTCACGGATTTGAGCTAACCGGGTGGAGCCGGATGCGAGATGCCTTGAAGGACTACGACGAGGTCATTACCTTTGGCGGAAACCGAAGCGGTAAGACAACGGGATGCGCTAAGATGGTTATGGAAGCCGTGACCGAAAACATGGACGGCCATGTTGTGTGCTTTAGTCAGAATGCGGACACATCCATCAAGGTTCAGCAAGCTGCAATCTGGGAGATGATGCCTAGGGAGTTCCGCAGGAAGACTAAGAGTATCGATGGTTACGTGAACTACAGTATGCAGAATGGCTTCACAGGCAGTTCTTTTATCTTCCCGGACACCAGAACCAGGGTGGACTTCAAGACATATACGCAGTTCAGTAATAATCAGACCATCCTAGAAGGTTTTGAGTTCGGTTTCCGTAACCCTACTGGAACAAATATTGGGGCCTGGCTGGACGAATACTTGGGAGATGCTGCGCTGGTTAACACCCTACGCTTCCGTCTTGCGACCAGAGATAGTAAGATGCTGTTGGGGTTTACGCCGATTGATGGGTACACGCCCTTCGTTGCGGAGTACCTCAAAGGAGCCGAGACTCTAGAGACTAAGGCCGCGTCCTTGCTGGATGGAGAGCAGGTTCCCGTGATTCAATACAGCCCTGAACGAGATGCTGGTGTTGTCTACCTGCACTCCGACGAGAATCCCTTTGGCGGTTATGACCGCATAGCCAAGGACCTAAAGAACGCAAACCGTGACACGATCATGGTCCGTGCCTACGGACTGCCTACGAAGTCAATGACTTCACTGCTGCCGAACTTCAGCCCCGAGGTCAATGTCCTTAGCGACAAGCCAAACAAATACGGTATGTCTTTCCCTGACAAGGATTCACTGACCTGGTATCATGTAGTTGACCCAGCATTCGCCAGGAATTACGTGGCAATATGGGCAGGGGTGTCCGAGGACGAAGAGATCTTCATACGCAGGGAGTGGCCGGACAGAGATACCTACGGCGAGTGGGCTTTGTTTGGTGACCCGAAGTGGCGCAAGGGTCCAGCCTCAGAGAAGATAGGGTACGATGTGGAAAGGTATTGCGAACTGTTTAAAGAGATCGAAGAGGAGTTAGGCATCGAGGTCACGGAGCGTATAGGTGACTCTAGGTTCTTTGCTAAAGAGAATGAGAATAACGTGGATCTGTTCACCGCCTTCTATGACTTCGGTATGAACTTCACGCCTTCGGACGGACAGCAGGAGGGCATAGGTAACACGAGCCTGGACGATTGGTTCTTCTATAACCCGAACTACGACCTTGATCCTGCCAACAGGCCGAGGTGCTACGTGCATGAGGACTGCGGGAACCTTATTGAGAGCATGATTAATTACAATGCAGCTGGCAAATCCGACGAAGCTCTCAAGGACTTTTTTGATCTTATCCGTTATTTGCGAATGTCAAATGGCGGCATGGGTCCTGATTATTTTGCATCCTCCGACATGGGGATCACCAGAAAACAACAAGGAGGATACTAATGAAAGTAAAACTAACTGAGTTCGCCGAGTATCACGATACTGACTTCGACGAAGCTCTTAAAATAGCTAAAGAAAAACTACCGTCTGAATACATAAGCGGCAAAGGTAGAAATACTTGGATCAGCCCCGAGGGACAGGACATCCTATGCGATGGTCTGCTTATTAATGAAATAATACCTAAACACTTCAGAGGCAAGGTGTTATCGATTTGTCCGAATCCTAGATTCAACATGGTTCACTTTGTAGAAATAGGAAAAAAGGTTCCTGTTCTGATGCCTAACAGGTTGAAGGATAGATTCTTAGGCAAGATGATCTGTTTTGAGGTAATTGAATCCGAGACAGGGGTCAGCTATCGTTATGTCAAAGGTTGATAGAACAAAGATATTTTATGACAGGAATCCTTTTACCGGACAAGTAGAGGACGAGAACCTGACTCTGGATTACAAATGGAATCAGCAGAACAGGGATCGTCTCATAATGTGGGAGACATTCAAGCGATACGTGAAGCATGAATCCAAAGTCCCCATGACAAACATAGAGTTATGTGATAAGATAGGCAGTTCTAGGACTCATCTTGCTAGCATGATTCAACTAATAAAAGATAGACTAAATGCAGAACAGTAATATTTCAAAGGCCCTCACCTATGTAGGCACTGAGCCGGACATCACAACTCTTCGATACGCTTACGAAGAAACAATAACGGAGCTTGAATCCTATTTTGATTTATGTCGTACGAGCTACGACGACCGACGCAACTGGTGGCCGGGCAAGAGCCGCGATCATCGTAAACACGGATCCGATGCCTTTCCTTGGGAGGGTGCGAGCGATACTGAGTGCCATCTCATCGATGAACGCATAACTAAACTTGCGTCCCTATTTATTTCTGCACTCAAGAGGGCCAACGTCAGAGCGTTCCCCGTGGAAAGTGGAGACATTGCTCGCAGCAAACTTGTGTCAGGATTTCTTAAGTGGATGATACGATCCGGATACATCCCCCGCTTTTACAGGGAGATGGAACTTGGTGCTAATTACTTATTAGAACGTGGACTCCTAGTGACTTACGTTGGATGGCACATGGAGGATCGATCCTTTGAGCAAGAGATTGATCTTCAACAGATTGCACAAATATCTCCAGAAATCTTTCAAGCTGTCGAGCAAGGTGAAAACGATGAAGAACTTATCCTGCTTATGCAGCAAGTTTTTGACGGCGTTACAGAAAAGCGAGCAAAGGATGCGCTCAAAGATCTACGTAAACAAGGAATCGCAAAACTGCCCGTAGTGCGTCGTCAAATTAATTGCCCCGAAGTCAAAACCTTAGCACCTGATGGTGACTTTGTCTTCCCCCCCTATGTTACTGACCCGCAACGCGCACCGTATTGTTTCTGGAAAACGTATTACACTCCACAAGAACTAGAACTCAAGGTAACAACTGATGGTTGGGACCAAGACTTTGTGGACGTCATGATCGAAAGATACCGAGGCGTAAACATTGACAGCCTTGAGCGATACGAAGAGGGCCGTCGTAGCATGAGCCTAACGGATACCGCATACGAAGCCGATGAACTTATTGAAATCATTTACGGATACCAGAGACTAATTAACGAAGAGGATGGTTCCGAAGGAATTTATTGCACCGTATTTCATAAGAACTTTGATGGAGATGATGGAACTGGGACTCCTGGATATGCAAAGTTCGAACTACTCAACGGATACGAAGACTATCCAGTAGTAGTAACACGCTTGTCCGAGGACACTAAGCGTCTCTATGATGTATCCACCGTTCCCAGTATTCTTCGTGGTATTCAGAACCAAGTAAAGGTAGAACGTGATTCACGGATTGATCGCAACAGCCTAGCTACGCTGCCTCCAATCCTGCACCCAGTAGGTCAAGCACCTAATGACTGGGGACCAGGTCGTATGATTCCATACCGCCGCAAGGGGGATCTGGACTTTGCACCGACCCCTGCATACAACCAAGGCTCGCTAGAGATGGAAACAACCCTCATCAAACAGGCTGACAGAATGATAGGACTCGATCCAAGTGATCCCATGTCTCAATCAAGACAGCAGTTCATGGTTGATAAATATCTTAGCCATGTGTCTGAGGTCATTCGTATGGCATACAAGTGCTTCCAGAGATTCGGACCCGATGAAGTATTTTTTCAGGTTACTGGTATCCCTGACCCCCAAGTGATGAACAAGGGGAACCCGAACGAGAACTTTGACATCATGATTAACTTTGACGTTCTCGACGCTGATCCAGACACAGTAGAAAAGAAACTACAAGGATTCGTTGCGCTGAATCAACTCAATGTAAACAACCGGATGAATGTTGATGGATTGCTTGATATTGCAGCTGCTAGTATTGATCCAGTCATGGCTGACGCAGTTCTACAACCTGCACAAGATGCTCAACAAGAGATGGTTAAGAATGTTACCGATGACCTTACAAAGATTTTTGCAGGTATTGAAATGCCAGCCCGGCCTACAGGCGCACAGATTGCTATGCAAGTGATTCAACAATACGCCCAGCAGCCCGACATCCAGCAACGCCTACAGCAGGACGAAGCATTCCGAGGACGCATGGAGAAATACCAAGGTCAGTACACCTTCCAGATGCAACAAGCACAGAACGCTCAGATTGGTCGAGTTGGAACAGCACCCGCGCAGATGGGTCGGATTAATACTCAGACTATGCAGTAAAGCATATTTGTGCTTGCATGATTAAAAAGATACAATATTTAATTTTTCCTGCATTAATTTTGTTGGTTGCATTATCTGTTTATTTGTTAGATAAGGATATAAATAAATATTCTGAAGTCATTGCAGAACAACAAACTCGGATTAATAATATAGAAAAACAACTTAGTTATCACGACATGAGACTAAGTGGTCAAATGGACACCCTGATGGTGCATCGTTCGCGGCTGGAGCAGATAAAAACTTTTTTAGAAAACATGCGCCAAAGCTATGTTTCCAAAGAATAACTAACTAACATGAATATCCAAGACGACATAAAGACACTTCATAACTACGAGGCTTTTGCTAGGTTTATAAAGATGGTGCATGAACTTAGAGAAGAGGCTATTGAGGAACTGCACGAGGCCAGCACTGAAAATATTCAACAAATATCCGGACGAATTATTACCTATGACCAGCTATTACAGCTATCAGGCTGGCAGGAACTGAGCGTTCGTCACCGTGAAAATTTATAGGCTGAATAACAACTGTTCACCTATGTTATATTAACGTATCGCAATCTCTCGGCGTAAATGAGTGGAACTTATGACAGATGAAATCACGACTGCCGACTCTGGGGCAGATCAAATACCAGTGGACAATACTAATATATCCGTAACGGATTTTGCAAATCGCCGATTGGGGCAGATGAAGGCTCAACAAAATGTTGAGACCGAATCAGAACCAGTTGCCGAAGAGCCAACGGAAGAGACACCCGAAGAGGTCGTTGAGGAGACTGAGGAAACTCAAGAAACTCAAGAGGTCGAAGAAGGTGAACCAGAAGTTGAATCGACATCCGAGGATGTTCTTTCACAGATTGATTTGGACAACGCGTCCGAAGAGGAACTACGGGAACTAGCTGATAAGTTAGGCAGTAAAGCTGTGGCTCGTTTTGGGGAACTTACCGCAAGACGCAAAGCCGCAGAAGAAAAGCTGGCTAAACTAGAGGCTTCGCTTCAACAGCGAGATCCCCTTGAGTCAAAAAAGAAAATAGAAAATAACCCATTTGGGGATTTAGATTCTATCGAGAGCCTTCAATCCAAGGCCGAAGAGATAGAGCAAATAGTCAACTGGGCTGAAGACCTTCTTTTTGAAGGTGCTGACTATGCGGCTGACGATGTCATTACTGAGATCGAAGGCAAAGAAATGACTAAGGCGGAAGTCCGTAAATCTTTAATTCT